CTTTCAACAAAAAAGGTAGAATCTCCTGTAAAAAAACTTCAGATTCCTCCAGATCCAAAGGTATATCCACTCATTGGCTCATATAATCGCATTATTACCTATAATCTCCAAAAACTTCCTTTGAACCTTCGAAGGGCACGACGCATGCTACAGATTACACTGACACCGCCGACATCGAATACAACAAAGTTCTTTCCGTGGACATCTGAACAAATTAATGAGATTCAGCAAATATTTCAGCAACAGATTCGGTTTCGGTTTCAAATGAAACGACTTGTTCTTCACTATCTACAACGAAAGAGTAAGTTGATGAATGATACTGACCCTATTACAATGGAGCCACCCACACAATCCGTATTGTTATATTCCCCAAATGTCAAGTCAATTTACCAATTTGACTCCAGGTCGCTTGCAAATCACTGGACTACACTTCTTCTCGCACACGATGACTTCTTTATTGAGCCACGTTTTCCTACAAATCCTTATACAAATCTTCCCGTTGATATTCTGAGTTTGAAGAATGTAATTGCGGAGTTGCGCCGTCATGGTCATTTGAATTGGATTCTCGAATCCTTTGCATCCTGTAAGTTTAATCCTGCCAAGTGGGAAATTCAGTTTGAGCAGCCTCTTAAGATTGAGGCTATTCGGTCTACACTAAGGGACAAGGGCTCACAAGACCGCATTGAGTATCTAGTTGAGTTTGCTGAGAAGCAGTTTTATGAGCACATGGTCTCCTTTAATAAATATTTATTTACTTGGATGTTCAAGGAGCATCCTATGAGTGAGTATGAGCGATCGTGGGAAATTCTCTGTACACAGTATTACATTGATAAGGTGACCACATCAAATACTGAAATTATTACAAGGCTATATGAAGCTGTACTTATAAAATCTAAGCGACTTATGGATGTGCCTTCAGACATTAAGGAGGCGTGGGAGAAGACACGTACGCGCGTTCGTATTAGACGTGAACGCAGTGTAAGTGTAATTGATGTATCGAGCCCACAACATATTATCTATACAACCGCAGTTCACTCCGCATTAATAGGGGAGATGCTTGATAGTGTTCTTGTAAGTGCCCTTGAATCAACGGCAGCTAGTCTTCTTACTGCGGCGGCAGAAGTGGAAACTGATACAGAAGAGGAGATTGAACTCGAAAGGGGGCCCTGAGTATAAAAATTTGAAGTGACTGCCAATTTTTTTAGAGTCACTACTCAAATGGCGGTACCTTGCGATAAATGCTTCTGCTTTGTATACGATACTCTATTGCGACCTCTTCCACCATCTGACCCCTTCTACAAAATGTTCAAGTTTAAGCGCCTTCGTCCAATTGCGTCAGAACTTACACATGAGATTATCCGAACTCTACGCACAATGGGTGATGAGTTCTATATAAATCCATCTGCGCATAAAGAATTAGTCTATTCAAGTATGTTGTGTGTTGAGGCAGGATTTGCGCACTGTAATCGAAATGTATCAATTGAAGAACGCAAATTTAATAATCCACTCTCCCATACGCATCTATATCTACAAAAACTCTGTACATCATTAAAAATGGAACTTGGAGGTGTTCATAGTCAACATTGCGGATTGATTCAAGTTGTTCAGGAAAAAGAGATTGTTACCGACGACGATGACCTCTATGCTTAGCCTGAAGTATTTAGTCTCCACCTACATATTTTATTTTTATCAGGAACAGATTTATACATTTTCCCATCATTACCTTTTTTAATTTCACCGCAATGCTCATTTGCTGGAAAAGGTGGAGAATCACGAGTAAGATATTTTTTATCTATTTTTCTCGTCGCATGTGTTTTTTTACCTTTCACTTCAGCCATTTTAGCTGTCATTCTTTTATGCTCAGCTTTTGTAAGTCCAAGAGGATTTGTATCTGTTTTTAAAGCATATCCTATATTTCTTAACCATACTTTACGACAGTCGCCAATACATTTTCCTTCCATCATTTCATCAAGAAGTTTAAAAGCCTCTTTTTTATTAATAAATGGCATAGTATAGTCTACTTATTAATAATATTTTTTTAAGAAATAACAAGAATCTTCTTTGCTGGCTCGAGGCACCATCCACCCATTTCTTCACGCCAGAGGGGCAATGCCTCTGTATAGAGTTCCCCGTAGTTAAGTGGTGCCTTTTTTCCTTCAAGTTCCTTAAAGGCCCGATCAACTCCCTTCCAAAGTAGCAAGGATTTCTCTCTGCGTATCCAGGTCCTCCAATATTTCACTGATTCAATCTCTTCACCAGGCCTCAGGGCTCCATATCCGTGGCTTTTTGCTTGCTCACCGACTGACCATGTAACTGGATGACCATCAGGAAAGTAAAGCCCTGTAAATTCAAGTTGTTCCTCCGTACTCAAATCTAGAAAGGCCCGTCCACCAAGTGCTTCAGACCAATAGGCCGCAATCTCCATCTGGTCCAGTAGATCACCCAGTTCACTCATTGTATTTTCTGTATTGACGAGTAGCCCACGTGCAGTAATTCCATAGAGACAATCGCGTGGAATTGTATATTCTCGTCGGTCCTTTCTCCCAATTGCCGCAGCCCACTCACCCCTAGATTTTTCCACATCGGGTGCGACCTCTTTACGAAGTGTTGAAACTGGATGCGGAAAGAGACTCGCAACTGCAATCGCACGAAGGACCCATTCCATGCCTTCAAGAAATTCGACCTGTTCAGCGGAGCGAAGTATCTTCACCTTCCCATCCATTGCCTCAAGTAAATCCCATACAGCCTCAGGATGCTCTATCCATTCAACCCGAAGAAGTAGCCAAGCGAAGAGCACCTTGCGCTCAGCTACCGCAGCCCGAAAGAGCCCTTCCCAACCAACCACCTTTGTTCGAAGCCGCTCAGGTACTTTTGGATAGTGTCTAAGTCCAAGAACAAGCAGGGCGAAAGGAGTCGCATCTCGTACAGAGCAACACGCGAGTTGATAGGTTAGAAGAATCACTTTGTCCTCGTCAAGTTCTCCTGAGTCCCATAAAGCCATTGCGGATTCAAGCCATACCAGACCTCCGATACTTTTGAGTTTCATATATGCGAAGACCAGGTACTGAAAACATTCGACAATCAAGTTTGAATCAATTAATTCCTGTGCCCAGAAAACTGCTTCACGAGGTCGATTTGTACAGATACATAAAACAAGGGCTGCCAGGACTTCGTCCTGTTTGTAGAAATGCCGTGTAATCATTGCGGTGGTGGCCTTATTAAGCCGCGCCTAATTCATTCAAGTTTTCGTAACCGTTCAGTTTAGAATGCTGATGGGTAATAATGCAGACGAAATTCTGCCAGGCCTCTGGCTAGGCAACTTTAATAGTTCAAAAGACGAAGTCTTTTTAAAGACAAAAAATATCAGCACTGTCTTCAATTGTACAAAGGAGCTTCCATTTAGCCCCCTGGCTACAATTCGCTATCGTGTGCCCGTTGATGATAATCTTGAAGCAGATGAAATTCGGAATATGGAACTCTGGTCCTATGAAATTATCTATAAACTTGTCTATGAGATGAAAAAGGGAAAGCCAGTCCTTGTTCATTGTGCTGCGGGTATGCAGCGCTCTGCCGCAGTCGTTGCTATGTATTTAATCGCAACTCAAGGAATGAATTGGGAGCAAGCACATCGTCATATAAAACAGCGGCGCAACATTGCCTTTTTCCCTGCGGCTAACTTTGAAAAGTCGATTCAAGGATTTTATACGGCGTTTCAAAAAGAGATTCGCCCGCAGCTCGCGCAGTAGGGTCAATTCGTAATACAGCATCTGTACGATATCCAGAGGAGTCATTTGCATATCCACGAGGATTTGTCGTCAGTAGAACAACTCCCGTTTCCCCTGTAGCCGATTCCCACCCCTTCAGCCATTCAATAGACTGATGTATATGCCCACACGCCCATGCCACAATTGGAGGACGTATGAGAATATCAAGGTCACTCGCATAGAGAGTTGATTCTGGGCGTTCTATCCAGTTTCGATTTATCAGCAAAAGACTTGGCGCATAGTGAGTAAGAATAACAACCATTGTGCCTCTTGCTACTTTGAGTTCCTGCTTTATCCAATTCAAATCCTCTTGATGTAAAGTACTTAATGTCTGCGCATCAAATGTGCGGTCATTATCCACCCATGCGCGCTCATGTTCATGAGGAATCACGCCTTCAGCAGGGCGTGACCAGAGTGGTGTTCCAAGAACAATAATACCATCCTCACTATAGACTTTTCCACGCCACATGATCATGAGATTTGGATAGAGTTTCTCATAGCCTCGAAGAATGCCCAGTGCGGAAGGAATTGTCTTTCTACTTCCAGGCTTTAGTCTCCAGAATTCGTGATTTCCAGGAACATAGAGAACCTGCTTCCATGTGCGTGTACACCATTCAAGAAACTTACCAAGTTCCTCAGATTCGGGATCTCCAATATCGCCTAAGAGCGCAAGTACAGGTGCAACAGGTGTTAAGAGTGTAGCATATTCAACAAATGGATTCATCTCCAAATGTAGGTCACTACAGAATTGTATACGCATTCTACCACCGACTAGATTTTAAAGCCGCCAGAAAAGAGCAGGAAATTAATCACATCCACTTGATGCGGAGGAATAAACATATATTTCTGCGGATTCTCCTGTGCATGGAAAAACCATGTTGTCTGCTCCGTATCAATTCGTTTTTTCATAATCATTTCTGTAACATAGTGCTTTAGAACATATTCACACGCCTCCTTCACAGTATCGCGATGCCCTCCCCAGAATCCACCCATCAGAATATTCTCATTTGCCCCAATCATCTCATCGCGAGTAAAATGCTGTCCACTAAGTGCTCTCTCTAAGAGATGCTCCTTGTGTCCACCCACTTGGATAAAAATCTTCTTCGACTCTCGTAAATTAGTAATTGTTTCAGGATTAGGTTCAGAAGTACGCGGATCGCGTGCCCACTGAGTCCAAAATCGTGATAGACCACCATCAATCCAGAAGAACATATCTGTTTTAAAAGGATTTTCGTCAATAACAGACCACATGTAGGCCATCTTACTATGAATCATAGGAGCGTAGGTTGCCAGACGATTGGTTACATCATTCGGATGGCGCGCAAACTTTTTCCACTCGCCAGAATTGAGAATCTGCTCTACAAAGCCCACGCTCCACGCAAGTGGAAAGTTTGTTACATTCTGCTCAACTATTTTTGTGGGAAGACCTGCTCGCACCTGTTCAATAATATGTCTTAGTGGAGGCTCTGTATAGATAACCATAGGTGCCTTAATTTCGATTGTAGCCAAGAACCATTTGACATAGTCCTCAAACTTCCGCCCATCGGCAAGTTCACGACCAATATCAATAAGACATGTAACAAGCGTAATTTGATTCCATGTTCCTTTAGTTGTTTCTTCCATTAGTATGCCTAAAGTCTGTTTATTTAAGCAGGATTAGAAATGCTAGAGACAACTGTGGTAAGTTGTTACTATCCTTTGCCCCAGGCAAAACACACACTTGAAGAATATACGCAGTGGATCTATCAGTTTCTACGATTTGTAGATTCACCCATTGTTATTTTTAGCGAAGGACCAGCGGCAGATATGCTACAGGAGATGCGAGCCAGTGCAAATCTCGCAGATAAATTTCTACTCATTCGTAAGCCGTTTCAGAGCCTGAAATTCTCGGGTCCTGAGTGGGATGCAAAGTGGACAGAGGAATTGGAAAAGAGTAATTGGCGTGAAATTCACAACATTAATCTTTATAAAATTTGGGCAAATAAGTCCTTTTTTGTTCAAGAGGTAATTGAATACAATCCTTTTAATACAGATAAGTTTGTCTGGTGTGACGCTGGGTGTTGGCGTGACCCTGTTACTGTACAAGTTTGTGGACCTGGATGGCCGATGGCATCAAAGATTGAAGCTAAGCATATTCATCTACTTGCGATGGAATCAATGGATCCTTATCTGGCAAAGGTAAGGGCACAGCAGCAATGGACACACAGCCAAGTCATCAAAGAAATTCCTACGCAACTTGTCTTAACAGTCTGCGGAACAATGATTGCTGGAGACCGCGAGG